TGAGGACGAGAGTCTAGGAGTGTCAATAGCCGTTGTACCTGGAAATACTACCCAAGCCGTACAAAATGAGCTTATTACTGTTGCTGAATCAACGCAAAATTTCCTAGCCGCAGTTAGCCCTCCGTTAGGATTATCCACGGCACAAGAGGCTATTAATTGGCACAATGGAAAAGGGGATGGTAGAACTGCTGCCATTAACTCTTCTTATGCCGCGATTTACTGGTCTTGGTTGAAGGTGTTTGACCCCTTTAGTGGAACAGACAAGTACATGGACCCTGCTGCATTTGGCGTAAGTCAGATGGCTTACTGTGATAAGGTAGCCGATGCTTGGTTCGCACCTGCGGGCTTAAACAGAGGACGATTATCCAGACCCACAGATGTTGAAGTGGTTTTAACTCCTGGAGACAGGGAAGCGCTGTACCAGCCTGGTCACGCGATTAACCCCATTGTCAAGTTTGATACCGATGGTATCTGCATCTACGGGCAGAGAACTGCTCAAAGGACCACAACCGCACTCGATAGAATTAACGTTCGTAGATTAATGATAATTATCAGGAAATCAGTTCTGAGTGCTTCAAGAGGTCTTGTTTTTGAGCCTAACGACCCAATTACTTGGAGTCGAGTAAAGGACGTTATAACTCCTCTACTAGAAGATATTAAGATGAGGAGAGGATTGGTAGCCTACCAAGTAATCTGCGACTCTACAACAAATACCGCACTTCGCGTTGATAGAAACGAGCTTTGGTGCAAGGTTCTCCTTAAGCCAACTAAGACTGCCGAAGTCATTGTCTTTGACATTAACCTCTTAAGCCAATCTTCATCGGAAGTATAATACTATATATAAATAGGAGACTTTAAATGGCACTCGAATACTTTTTAGACCGCTCAATAGACACCTCAATAGGTCACGAGCTACACCACTCGCTGGAATCTTTCCGTGCGTACGCCTGGGAAATTGAAATCCCAGACCTACCTGGTTTATATGGGCAGTTGGTGGGGACACCAAAAGATAGACTTACTCTTGCATGTAAGCAAGTATCACAAATTGGATTCACCGTTGATGATATTGAAGCTCATCGTGTTAATGAGAAATTCTTCTATCCTGGAAAGCCCTCTCCCGACGAAGTCACCGTTACTTTTGACAGTTTAATTAAAGGTGACATTGCTAGAGCTCTCTTCACTTGGATGAGAACTGTTTACGACCCTGTGTATGGAATTCATTACGGGGGCATTACTGGGGGAGTTGCCCAAGGTTTACTTGAAGATGCTTTTGCATTCAAGAGAACAGTAACTCTGTGGCAATTAGACGCCCACAGAAACCCAAGGATGCACGTTGTACTTTACGGTGCTTATCCTAAGTCCTGGAAACTTGCTGAGTTTAACTACTCAACAAATGATTTCCACACCATTGAAATGACACTTAGATACGATTTCGCTGTTCAGTTCACTGATGGCGACCCAGCCGTTCCCGCAGGCGCTCTGGTATCGTAACCTAAAGTTGATTTTGAGGTCAGTGTCACCTACCTAATAGTAGGTGACACTCATTATTTAAGGACATGGTTGAGACTACGATATTCGACAGTTTGCTGGATTCCTATTCCAGCCTAAGAAGAAGAACTTATTCTATACATGAACAGAGTTTCGGAGAGCGTAAGCCATTAGATGAGAGAACTACAAGAAAACTTAATAGAGTTATACCTAGGAAATATGGGTACGACCAATTAGTTAAATTAATGACAACACTTGGTTCAGGGCAAGAAGCCGCTGAAGGCGATACTTTTGCCGCCTCCCAAGATGAAACAGGAAAAATTAGATGGAATCAAGGTCCTGGTAGGAATTTTAAGGGTGTTAGTGTAACTGCCGAGGAGTTCATACAGTACATTAAAAATAGATTGTATGATATGGGGCATAGAGAAGGGGAAGGAGGTGAATTTGAGGAGGAAGACCCAGGTCATCAAGGACCGCCAACTGGATTCCAGGGTGTAAAACAAGAAGTATTTGAGCCCACCCAATCACAAGTGGATGATTTTCATTTCACGCTAAGTCAAGTTGGTGTTGATGATGAAGAGATAGACGGATTATTTACTGGGCTAATAAATACCCTAAATGGAAACTATGCCTCTGCCAAACTCAAGCCTTTTGTGCAAAACAACCCAGAAGTTTCTAGAGAGATTTTTAGCGTTTTTGAGGATGCCACAAAAATATTAAAAAAAGCTAAAAGACTAAAAACCCCCGAAGCTTTCTTGAGTGGTGGGGATGAGATTGAAGTTACCCACACAATAACTAGAAGCCCAGAAGTAAATTCTCTAATAGAGAAGATACAGAAAGGGACAACGTTACGTAGAAATAGCTCCGATGGCTCTCTGTGTATTGGCGGTGGTAGAGGAGGAAGTAGGCATTTTCCACTGTGCCATGCTTTATCTTCGGAGATAGGGGTTCGCAACTACGGAGTCGCTACTGGAGGCGCTACTAGGGACATAGGAGAGGCTTTACGTGGTATTGTTGTGATAGACTCGGATAACGATAAAGTCTCAACAGGAGCCTCCTTAATCACTCATAGTGGAGGCACTAGAAAGGAGCAAACCGATGTGGGAGGTAGTTTAGAGGGTGTGTATGCTTACTTCTTAGCGGAAGCTACTAATGGTATGTCAAACCCAGAAGAATTAAAAGCACATACGGAAAATCTAGCTAAAGCCGTGGCTGTCCTAAATGCCGCAACTCACTACGTAGGCGCTCAGTTTCCTGAGGGGCTGTATCCAGCGGAGTGGATTGATGAGGCAGAAACTGGGAAACAGTTACAGAGGGTTGTTGGGAGCGACTTGCGTGATTCTACTGTTAGATTAATTGCTACAGTGAGAAGATTTGCCAACCAAAAAGCAGAATTTCTTAATTCTTTAGGAGGTAAGATAGAGTCTGTTCAGCAGGTAGGCGAAGAAGGTGGAAAAGATGATGTTCTAGTTACATTTTCAGACCCAATGGATTTATCAATAACTCAAGCTGCATTATCAAATGCTGGAATTTCAATGTCAGATAGCAGGAATTCTTTTGGGGTAGAGGAAGGCAGGGGAGAAGGCGTAATGGGAATAGACCAAAAAAATTACTTTATGGATGACCATATAAAAAAGGGTGGTATGACACCCGCATCCGAGTTTGGAGTAGCAAGAACACAAAAGGATAGAGATAAATCAGAAAGTCTCTTCAGGCAGATGTTAGGTGTGTGTAAGGAGCAGGGTTGGGATGATGTACATATAAAAGCATTGATGCGAGAGCGAAAATTAGGTGCGAGAACATTGCAGATTCTGAATAATGGTGTAGGAAATTTAAGAGACCCTAGAGCAACAACAGCGGTACTAAACCTTTTTAAGAGTCAGTTAAATAAATTAGGTGGTGATAAGGATGAGGTAGATAGCATGATTAATACTTATAAACAAGCAGTATCTGATGGGGATAAAGACACTTTAAAACGAACATCAAATCAACTATTCACAGCGTGGAGAGCTTCAAGAGCTAAGAAGTCTGCCTTAATTCGTAGGGCTAGCGCCGCCCACACATTGTTTATGGTACCTTCCGATTTAGGAGATTCCATCGTGAACTACAACTCCTACTCCACTGGTGAATCATATTACACCAGCCAATCCCAGTTAATTGATACCCTTGTAGGAGGTCTTGCTAAGGGAGATATAGTAGCTGATGTAGGACATGATGGGCGAACTAGAATCTACCCCAAAGGTGGAGATGTTGATGCTGATTGGCTCTGGTCAATAAACACAGGTATGCACGGCACCAAAACCAGAACATCCGCTACCTGCAACAATAAACATCTCAAAGACTCTTCGGTAAGAGGCACTGACCTCGTAACCACTATGAGTGGTCAAGTGTAGAAGTAACCGTCGGGCAGTTCTAGGAACCTATTTAGTGGGTAGATGTAATACTTATCATTAAGTATTATTTCGTTTCGACTCTGTACGGCTACATCCCCATCCATAAGCCTGAATGGAAGTGTAACAAAAGGAGTGTGCCTATCCCTCTTATAAATTAACACCCACGGCTTGTTTGCATTTTTCCCATCCCTTTTAGCTTGTTTAATGAATTTGAAGAACATGCTTTTCTCAGCAAACAAATCTTCAAACTTAACCTCATACCCAACCTTAGCTTCTATAACAAATTTAAAATTTTCGGGTGTTATTAGGTCTCCGTAGACTTTAAGATATTGTGGGAGTTTATGCGTCGTGCCAAAAGCACCAGACCCAGGAGTCCTACAAAATTCTTTGGTGTCAAATCGAGCGTTAAGCTGTTGGGCAATTTTTCTTTCGAAATTACTACCCTTCGCACGGCTGTTTTTACGTTTCTTTGTTTTAAAGTCGCCAACGTCTAAAATCGAATCAACAGGTTTTTTAACCATAAAATATAATAGTTAATATGTCAAAAAAAGATAAAGAAGAATTCGCAAAGGGAGCAAAGATTAAAAAATCTGCTCGGCGAATTAAGTTATACATTAAGTTAAACCAAGAAGAAAGTGAACATTGGTCACAATTTTATGAGATGGCTGCACAGACATCAGGGTGGTCCGAACAGGCGTTCGCAAAGTTAATGTTTATCCAAGGTATCCAATCCTTCTCTGCCGAAATGAAGGCACACGTTGAAGGGTTATCTGATGAGGATAAAGAGAAGATAATGTCCGAGGCTACTGAAGAAGTAGTTGACATGGACGACAAAGACAAACCATCAGCCATCGTTAATCCTTACGAGTCTGAGTAAATGGCACGTCAAATAGTTGAAATTACTAAAGAGCCCGAATTCTTTCAATTACTAAAGAAGAAGAAGAAGGGGACGTTTAGCATTCTATACAGGTCTTTGTGGTGCTCTAACTGCAAAAAAATCATGGTCAAAGTGGATGAGTGGTCTAAACTTGACGGGGATGAGATTGTATATGTGGTAGATAGCTGGAATCTACCTAAGTCATTTGCCTCTTTCGGCATTACATCAGCACCCTCTTTAGTGAAAATTAATGGAGGTAGGATTAGGGTGGATGTTGAATACCCTAAGGTGTGGTCTTATTTTAATGCTCCGAAGAAGGCGTAGAGGTCACCCTTTTTTGGTACTCGCCAAGCTTTTCCTGGTACTTCTTATTTTTCGTGTACAATAATTTCAAGTTGTTAACAATCACAGTAGTAAAATAATTGAAGGCTGACCCTTTGCCAGACTCGAAATTCTTCAACACCTTTAGTGCCAATACAAAGCACTCTTGTTTTGCGTCATCAAAGTCAACTTTAAATTTAAAAGACATTAAGATGTTCGTAATTAACAAATCAAGGTCTTTTATTAGTTTGGACTCAGTGTCCTCATTGGTTGGGTCCTCGAGGTACTTTGTAATGGTTTCCTCAAACGTCTTATTGTTTAGATAGTTTGTTTTCTTTTTCGCCATATTGTAATAATAGTTAAATGGATATTGATAATTTATTTAAATCTTTTGAAGAAAATGATGATTTTCTCATGGAAGTAAAAGTGGGGGAAGAACCCATTGTATTTATCAGCGACTTCTTACACAACTCTAATGGTCAAGTGTACGAGTTTTCTGAGGACGCATACAAGATTTTCACGTCCACATTGGACAAAAGTTCAATACCCCAAGACAAGTACCAGATTATACCTGCTGTACGCAGGAGTGGGTTGAGGGAGGAGGATATTAGTACCGTTGAGCTTGCTAAACATAGAGAGGTACTATACGCTTCCATAGATGAGATTAAACCAAGTTTGATTATACCTTTAGGTAATTTTGCCATGAAAGCAATACTTAAAAAATCTGGTATCACAAATAAAAGAGGTAAGGAATTTATGGTGGATATGGACGGAGAGGGGATTCCCGTGGTTCCTACTTACCACCCTACTGCGGTTTACTTAGAGCCAAGATTACGCTCCTTGTTTCGTCAGGATTTAGATAATGCCTACGACAAGTTCATATTAAACATCAATAAACTAAATTCATCAAACTACGTGATGTTAGATACTGTGGATAAGGTTAGGGAATATGTATCCATGTCGTTGGGAAAATCTGTAGTGGCAGTTGACCTAGAAACTACAGGGTTAGATTTTAAAAAGGATAAGATAACCACACTAGGAATGTCTTCGGGAGAGGGGACGGCGGCAGTCATACCTGTGTACCATAAAGATACCCCCTTCTTAGATTCTGAATTAAGCGAGATTAGAGAAATGGTGTCAGAGTTAATGAAAACCGACACCACAGCTAAAGTTTTTCACAATTGTAAATTTGATTTGAAATTCCTTATGAATTGGGGGATTACAGAATTCAAAAATATAGATGATACAAAACTTATGCACACATTAATAAATGAAAATTTACCACATGGACTTATGGATTTGGTAAAGCAATATTTTCCGAACGAACTGGAGAAATACTAATGAAAACAAAATATACACAGTCAATTAAAGAAGGCGAGGCTGGGGAAGCTGGGTTCCTCAAAATTGTAGAAAGCAAAAATTTAGATGTCAGAAAAGCAACGTTTTCTGAGAATGTACACAAACACATTGATTACTTCGTTAATGAGGTAGCTTATGATGTAAAAGCACGGAAGAGGGTATCGAGAGGGAACTCTCTCGCGCAGGATGAATGGGTGTGGCTAGAATTCTCTAACGTTAGAGGTAGAAAAGGGTGGCTATATGGGGAAGCAAAGTATATTGCTTTTGAGACCAATACGTCGTTTCTAATTTTTGATAGAGAAAAGCTGTCCTCAAAAGCAGAGGAATTAGTGGATTTAGAAAACATCGTATTCAATACTGGTGAGGCAGCATACAACGCATACCAGCGCAGAGGACGCAAAGATATTATTTCTAGAGTGTTAATGAAAGATTTGACAGATTCTTTACCATTTGAAGAGTGGAAGAAGAATGCCAATTAAATCTAAGGTAAGTAAGCTGGAAGCCCAACATGCTTTAAAGGCTGCACGAGAAGCTAGAAAGATACTCCTTCGTGTTGGGGAAGTAACCTGCAAAGATTATAAAACTAATTCTAGGTACGTAAACATTATTTTTGAAACAGGGGCTATTATAGCTGAGCTTAAAAACTATGCTGACAGTAACTAACGGAGAAAAACACGACTGGGCTAATATGCCCTTAGACGAGTTAGTATTTGGTAACGCAATGGATTGTGATTTTACCTTACGTCTTTATAATTTGTTATCAGATGAGTTGAAGGCACTTGAGTCCTATCATGTGTATAAAAAAATGCTAAAGGACATTCTACCTTTCATGGCGAATCTAGAGAATAACGGGTTGTTAGTTGATGTAGATTACCTAAACGTAATGGATAGGGAATTAAAAAAGGAAATTGAGACGCTAGATTCACACTTAAAAACTCTATCTCCTGTTGATGACATTAACCCTAATTCTACTAAAGATTTAGGGGAGGTTTTGTTTGGTGCTAGTGGGTGGGGATTAACCCCTACCGATTTTTCCGCAAAGACAAAAAGCCCATCTATTACAGAAGCACACCTTAAGTCGTTTTTGAAGGCAGGTTCTAAAACCCCTAAAGAAGCGTCTGATTTTATCGAGTCTCTATTAGCTTACAAACAGAAAGTTAAGCTACATAAAACATATGTTATTGGGATTAAAAATGCTTTAGAATACAATGATGACGGTAAAATATATTCTCAATATAATTTCGAAGGGACAGTAACTGGAAGATTAAGTTGCTCCGCATATTCCGCAGGCGCAAGCAAAAAGAAAGGCGTCTCCTTTCACACCTTACCCAGAGTATCAAGTTCCGACACTTTGAATATTAGAAATGTAGTGGTGGCTGATAAAAAGAAAGCTTTTATAAGTGCTGACTTTTCAACCGCTGAGCTTAGGGTACTGGCGCAATGTAGCCGTGACCCTGAACTAATTAAAGCGTTTAACGAGGGTATGGACCTACACAAGTATACAGCGTCTTTAATATACGATAAGCCTATGGAGAAAATTACGAAAGACGAGAGACAGGTGGCGAAGTCTGTTAGCTTTCTTATTGTATATGGTGGAGGACCATTCAAACTTGCAGAACAGGTAGGTAAATCCGTGGGATATTGTAAAAGTATCTTCAAGGCATACCAAGAGTCTTTCCCTAAAGTTTTTTCTTGGATTAAATTCGTTCATAAGTATATTGAGGATAATGGTAAAGCTGTAAGTCTATTTGGAAGAACACGCAACCTCACCAACGTAACGAGTCCTTCTTTTAAAATGAAACAACGCTCTCTACGTCAAGGCATGAACTTTGTAATTCAGAGTTCAGCCTCTGATTTAATGTTGCACGGCATAGCTAGAGTAATGAGGACATTTAAGGATTTAGGTGTAGATGCTGATATATTGGCAACTGTGCACGACTCAGTAGAAGTACAGTGTCCCGTAGACCAAATAGGAAAGGTATCTAAGATTTTAAAAGAGAAATTGCCGTGCTCTAAGGATTATAAAACTTTATATGGACTGGATTTTGTTGTGCCTTTTGAGGTAGATATAGAGGTTGGAAAGTCTTTCGGTGATGGTATAGAGGCAGTTTTCGACAATAATAATAATTTAATTAATGAAAGAGATATTGTCAACTATGTCAAAACCACATAAAGTCTTACTACTAACAGATTTACATCTTAGAAGTAATTACTTACCTGGATTTCTTGATACCCAAGTTAAGACTTTATCCCGTCTAGCTAATGACAGCCAATCGGACTCAATAGTTATAGGGGGTGATATTTTCGAGAAGAGGAACCCCGAAGGGGAGGAGATGTTGGCTTTTGACAGGTTACTAGACTTGTTTGTGTGTAAAGATGTGTATGTTCTCCGAGGAAACCACGACACCCTAAGAAAAGACGGTAGCACCTCCAGTGTACTATCCTTGTATGAGAATAAAGCTACCATTATTACCAGAGCCGAGACTTTTTGTATTGGGGGTGTAGATTTTGATTTTATACCCCATTATGAGGATGAGAAATATTTAATTAAACTTTTAAATAAAAGTAACAATCCACTGTTTGGTCATTTTGGTTTTGATGGGTGTGTATCTAACGGATTCTACGAGTATGAGTCCAAGGTTAAATTGGACCACTTTAAGGATAAGTTAACGTTCTTAGGACATATACATAAGCCAATGATTTATGGGAACGTTCGAGTTATGGGGACTCAGTATTCGAATACGTTTGGTGAGGCTAACGCCCAGAAGTTTCTAACATTATTAGAGATTAGAGACGGAGATATTGAAATTACGTACAACCCTATAACATATGGAATTCGACATGTTGTAGGAACCTATGATGAGATAAGTGATTTAAATGACAGGCATTCTTTTGGGGACTTCTTCACCATACTTCGAGTGAAAGTAGATAAGTTAGACGAGCACACACAAGAAGAGATTACAGATAATATACTAAAAAAATATAGTGTTTCCCACTTGGAGATAGCGTTTGAGGATATCTTGCCTAAGTTCGATTCTAATTACGAACCAGACGAAAAGGTTTTTTCGTTAGATGAATCTTTAATATCAGATTACATAGATGCTAGTGATACCATATTTTCTAAAAAAGAGTTATTAGAGTCACTAAAGGAAATAAAAGATGAAAATTAATAAACTTAAAATTACTAATTTTTTATCGGTTGAATCTATTGAAATAGATTTCGATTCTTATGGTAATCTCGTGAGAATCGTAGGGGAGAATAGGGATACAAATCCATACAGCTCTAATGGCGCAGGAAAAAGTTCTATTATTGAGGCTATTGTTTTTGCATTGTTTGGAAAAACTATACGAAAAACGACAGAGAAGAGTATTATTAATACATTCACAAAAGGCAAGTGTTCAGTAGAACTTACAGTCAATGATAATGTAGTTATAACGCGAGTTAAGAAGCCCCCTATGCTATCTCTGTCCGTAGATGGTGATAACTACACTAAGTCCTCAATACAAGAGACTCAGAAGTACCTGGAGCAGATATTAAATACAAACTATACTATTTTTCTAGCCTCTATTGTGTTTGGGCAAGAAAACTCAACTAATTTCCTATCTTCTTCCCCAGAGGAGAAGCGAGCTATTATACAAAGCTTTTTAAATTTGTCCGATGTTTTTAAGTATAGAACCCGCATCAAATCACTTAAGTCGAAATTTAATAGTGACAAGAGAATAGCATCTACGTTGCAGGGAGAGGCTACTGCAAAAGTTAAATCTTTGGTGGGTAAGATAAAAGCATGCCAAAATAATAAGAAAAATATTTCCAAGCTATTATCCTCCGACAAAGCAGAGTTTATTGAGAACAACACACCATCTGAAATACGAGATAAAGAGCGTGTTTACCACGATAAAGTTGTGGAGCTAAGGGCAGCGGTTGAGTCTAAAGAGGAGAGCAAGTCTGAACTAGTTTCAGTTACAGGTAGGATACAGTCTTTTGTTATGAATCCGTGTGAGTTTTGTAGTAAAGTCCCCACCCAGCAGAACCAAGCCAAGAATTTTCTTATAGAATCTAAAAAATCTCTGGAACAAAAATTAGAAGATATTAACGAAAAATTGGCAGAGGTAAGCAAAGAGTGTGATTCTTTAACAATTCCAGTAACTGCAAAAGATTTTGAAAGTATAGATAGTTTAAAGACGATTGATTCTGAGATTTTGTTTTTTAGAAAACAAAAAAGGGAACAGACTAAACTGAGAAAGAAGTACGCAAAAAAAGTTGCACTTCTCCAAAAGAGGTATGATTTAATGAGGTTCTGGGAAGCTGCATTTTCAGAGCAGGGGTTAATAAAATTCATCATTAGAAACATACTAACCTTTTTCAATGAAAGGTCCAAGTATTACTTAAATGTACTATCTAAAGGCGCACTGACTATTGTGTTTGATGAACTATTAAACGAGACAATATCAACTAAGAAAAAGAAGGTTTTTTATGGTGCTTTATCTGGTGGGGAGAAGAAAAAAGTCTCCTTATCAGTTATGTTGGCACTTAATGACCTGTTAGTGTTATCAGGAAAGGACAGGTCAGATATTCTATTTTTCGACGAAATAGCGGATTCCTTAGACGAGGAAGGAATTCATGGTCTTTACGAATTGATAGAAAGCATAACACAAAACAAGAAATTATTTATAATTACCCATAATGAACATTTATCTGGGATAATTGATGAGCATGGAGACAACATGACTATAATAAAACGCAATAATAAATCTAAACTAACATGAAGGAAACACACGAATTAGTAGAAGGGACACTACCCCACACAATATTTATGGATAAGTACGCATATCCAGGAGAAACCACCTGGAAGGAGTGCGCAAAAAGGGTAGCACAAAAAGTCGCAAGCGCCGAGCCTGAGGAAACTAAAGATATGGCTTATAAAAAATTCTTCGACGCAATTGATGCTGGGGATTTTTGTCCTGGAGGGCGTATTTTATTTGGTGCGGGCAGACCTAGGTACAACATGCTAAATTGCTACGTGCTAGACCCACAAGATAGTGTGGACAGTATCGGGAAAACTATTTCCGACATGTATAAGATATCTTGTGCGGGTGGGGGTGTAGGATTTAACTTCTCTAATATACGACCCAGAGGAGATGATATTCAGAATATCAAGCACTCCGCACCTGGAGCACTGTCCACCATGCGTATGATAAATGAGATAGGAGACCATGTGAGAGCGGGAAAGAATAGACGTACAGCACTTATGGCTATCCTAAATGTGACCCACCCAGACTTCCTTGAGTTTCTACACGTTAAATTAGATAGAAAAGAGCTGACTAATTTTAATGTATCTGTAGCAATATCTCAAAGGTTTATTGAGGCGGCTGAAAATAATGAACCTTGGCATTTTACTTTTGGAGGAGCCCATAATAAGTATTACGTATACGAAGTAGAGCGAAAATCTGAGGATGGCGACGACACTATCACTATAGTGGCTAAAAGTGAAGAGGATGCTATCGCCAGAGCAACTCAGTTTAATAAAAAACATTACCTAGATACTTTTGATAATGCAATACAAAAAGAGATTAGAGCTCGTGAATTATGGGAGAGGATTGTAGATAATGCTGTGGAGTCTGGAGAACCTGGCATTTTCAATATTGATTTTGCTAACAAGTTTACTAACGTTTCGTACTTTGAGACAATGCCTGCCACAAACCCATGTGGCGAGGAGGTTCTTCCTGCGTATGGAAATTGTTGCCTTGGTCACGTTAACCTTGCCAATATGGTTTCTGATGACGGTGCTATTGATTGGAGGAAGCTTGCTCGCACTATTCGTGTCGGTGTTAGATTTCTCGACAATGTTCTTTCATCAAATCATTTCCCAATACCAGAATGCAGAGAAGTAGGTATCAAGAGTAGGCGAATAGGTCTTGGTGTGGTTGGGCTACATACGTTTTTGTTGAAAGCGGGGTACACATATGGAGATGAGAGTTGTTTGGAATTCTTAGAAAGATTATTTTCAACTATAAGGAATGAATCCTATAAAGCGTCTATGTACCTTGCTAGGGATAAAGGAAGCTTCCCCGCATATGATTGGTCCAAATTAAAAAAGGAAAAGTTTTTCAAAACTTTACCTAGCAGAATACGGTCAGATATTAAAAAGTATGGATTACGTAATGCAATTTTGTTAACTGTTGCCCCCACAGGCACAATTAGCATGGTTTTAGCGGTTTCTTCTGGTATTGAACCTATTTTCTCTCCTGTTTATAAGCGAAGGTGGAAAACTGGCTCGGAAGGTGTGTGGAATGAAAGGATAGTTGTGGACCCTCTTTTTAAGGACTATTATTTAAGAGGAAAGGATGTATCCCACTTTGTTGGTGCTTATGATGTAAAAACTGAAGACCACATTAAAACCCAAGCAGTAATTCAATCTTATATTGATTCTGCAGTATCAAAAACTTGTAATTTACCGAGTGATTTCAAGGTAACCGAAGATGTATATGATACTTTATTAGATTTTTCTTCTGAAATGAAGGGTTTTACTTTTTACAAAGCAGGTTCTCGAGGAGAAGAACCTTTAGAAGTAGTAGACTGGAAGGAGTTTAATTTAGATGAATTAATTTTATCTGGGAAACTAGAAGAGCTATCTCAATCGATAGACAACTGTAAGAGCGGGGTTTGTGAAATTTAATGCCTACTTACTCCTTTAACTGCTCTGCCCACGGTATTTTTCAAGATATGATGAGCTGGGATGAGCATATCGCCTGTAATAAGAAATGGAAATGTCCCGAGTGTGGGGTCTACTGCGAGCGACAATGGGCGGGATGTGCTCCAGCTATTATAGGGCAAGGAAAATATTATGACATGGCTTCTAGGAAGGCGAAGGGTACACAGGGAATGGAATCCCTAATTGATGACACAAAACAAGCCTTGAAGTTTGAGTCTGGAATATCCCCGTATTCAAAGCAAACTATAAATAATGAGCATTTTGAAAAGCAGGGGAAGGCGAGACGGCTAACAGACTCTGAGGTAGAAAAAAGGAAAGAGACAGTTAAGCAAGTGATGAAAGAAGCCTCCTCGAAAATGAATTCAGAAGAAACCAAGAAAGCGGGTCGAAGAATGGATGGGTAGCACTCTTATAGTGTATAATGACCTATATTGTTGCGCTTATTGATTCTGAGAGTTTGCTTAGACACCATACGGAAGGTTCCGCAGGGTTAGACATTACAACAAATGAATCCTTTTCTTTGGAACCACACGAGACTAAATTAGTTAGAACTGGGATAAAAATCGCCATCCCAAAAGGAAAGGTTGGGATGATTGTCCCACGAAGCTCACTAGGTCTAACAGGCGTCACCATACCAAATTCCCCAGGAATAATAGACGAGGATTATCGCGGAGAGGTTAAGGTTATTTTATTTAACTCATCTGATGAAACGCGGGTTTTCAGTGACGGAGATAGAATCGCACAATTAGTACTGATTGGGTACGATAAAGTAATCTTATCTCCCGTTACCAAATCAGTATGGAAAAATCACTACAGCAACACTAAAAGAGGAGAAGGTGGCTTCGGCTCAACAGGAAAATAATGGCATACGAATTTCAGGATTCAATTCAACGGGGACTACTTTACTTATGTAAGTCTAGTCCTAATTTCTTTGTACAGGCGAATTCTATGATTAAGCCTCAGTACTTTGAATTCCCATCACATCAAAAAATTTACACGGCAATATCAAGCTACCATGACAAGTATAATGGTGTCCCCACGGATGACCAACTTTTGGAAGGGGTAAAGGTTTTAAAAGCACATAATGAATTATTATCTGATTATGTTGATGAACTATCACAAATAAACGACATTGAAGAAAAAGCCATTGAGAATGAAGAGTATTACTTAGATAAAGTTGAGCACTTCGCAAAAGAACAATCTATAAAAGAAGCTATCATAGATTCGGTGGACTTGCTTAAGCGTGGTAAATTCGAACAAATAGAAACTAAAATAAGAGAGGCTTTATCCATTAACAGAAATGTTGATTTGGGTATAGACTACTTTGGGGACATTGAAGGTAGGTGGGAGAAACTAGAATCAGAAAGAAAGGATTCTCAATATAGAACACCATTTGCTATTTTAAATGAGGCGCTGGACGGTGGTTTAGCTAAGAAAGAATTAGCTATGGTGGTAGCACCCCCAGGAGTCGGCAAATCCCTGTTTTTGGCTAATCAGGCAGTTAGGTCTGTGTTGGACGGGCATAACGTGGTGTATATTTCGCTGGAAATGGCGGAAGCTAGAGTCGCTCAGAGATTTGATAGTATCTTTACTAGAATTAAGCAGCATGAACTACCACACAGAATACCACAAATCAAGGATAGGTTAGGGGAGATTACAGGCAAGGTCTCTAACCACGGAAAACTTCGAATTAAAGAATTCCCAACCAAAAGACTTACCTCAGCTGGTATTAGAGCATACCTAAACCAATTAAAGAATTACGAGGGCTTTGTTCCAGACGTCATTGTTTTAGATTATCTTGAGCTGATGTCTACTGACGCTCAAATGCCAGAGTACCAATCCCAGGAGAGATTGGCGCAGGAAATACGCGGCTTAGCAACCGAGTACTCGTGTTTAGTTTGGACCGCAACACAAACAAACAGGGAAGGCAAGAGAGTTAACATCATTACTGATTCTGAGTTGGCAGATTCATACGGAAAGATTAGAGTTTGTGATTTAGTATTTTCAATTAACCAATCGTCTGAGGAATTTGATGAGGGTACAGCTAGATTGTACGTAATGAAATCTCGAAACGGAAAAGCCCGTTTTATTATACCAGTCGCCATGGACTATTCTAGACTGGTTATCTCCCAAGGACAAAATTAAAATGGCAGGCTCGAAATTTCCAAAATATACACACCCTATGACTGTATACACAGGCGTAAAAACTTTTACTATCAAGCAACAAGCTCTTACTAAAGATAACTTATATGGCTGTGTTGAGTTTCCAAAGTCTCTTTTATCGATTGACCCTAATCAATGCGAAGAAGACTACAGGGGAACTTTACTGCATGAGATTTGTCATATAGGGTGGGATTTGTACGGATTGGGTGATGATGATGAGATGCCCCAGATGGGGAATGAGTTTTTAACTACTGTAACATCAAACATGCTTCAGCAGTTAGCAGGATTAAATCCCGAATTATTTGCATTCATTTTCCCTAGAGGGTAGTCTTTTATACTTGTAATACTATGAAAAGTATAACGGACACATATGACACCTTAGAGGCTGAGTACTTGAATATTACTACGAAGTACTTGAATGTATCTGAGGACACGGTGGAGTCAGCTTTATTGCAACACACTGCGGTATATGCTTTCTTTGGGGCTGTATTAGCGTACGCAAAAAAGAAGGTAGATACCGAATCATTGATGGTAGAACATATGGAGGCTCAATCACGAGAATCCAGACGAACTGCTTTAACAAGCCAAGGTCTAAAAGTCACAGATAGAGCCTTGGATGGTTGGGTTAAGACACAAGACAATTTAAATAGTTTACGGTCTAGTCTATTAGAAGCCCAACATAAATACAATCTATCCAGAAATATTGTTTCATCATTGGACCACCAGAAAGACATGCTGGTTCAATTGTCTGCAAATAAACGTGCTGAACAAAAGATGAACAGTGATTTGGGGTAGGTTTTAACGAATTTTAACTAATTAAACTAATTTAACAGGAGATACTAATATGGTAAATATGGACGAGCTTCGTAAGAAGCATAAAGAGATTAATAAAGCATCTGGAGGAACTTCAGATTTTTTAGCTAAGTTTTTCATGATGGATGAAGGCACTTCGGTTGTAAGAATTCTTCCTGGGGGTGACCCAGAGGAGCAATTTTATGCCGAGACTGCTATTCACCGAATTGAAGAAAATGGTAGTTGGAAAAATTATCATTGCCCACGAGTTAAGGGGGGCGATTGCCCAATTTGTGATTTTTACTTCAGACTGTGGAAGACAGACAGTGAAGCTAATCACAACCTTGCTCGAAGCATTAAAGCACGGAAGAGGTACTACGCAAACGTCGTTGATAGAAGAGATGGAAAGGTTAAAATTCTTTCTGTCGGTATGAAGCTTTTTGGGAAGATTCTAGATTGCTTCTTTGACGAGGATTATGGTGATATCACTGATACAGAGAAAGGTTGGGATTTTAAGGTCGTAAAGGATACAATAGGTCAATTCCCAAACTACGACAAGTCTTCTCCAAAGCCTAAGCAAACGGCTGCAGGTACGGACTCTGAAATCGCAACTTGGATGGATGAGCTTCATGATATTCATGGCTTAGTTCAGCTTCCTACTTATGATGATATGAAGAAGGTTGTTATGAACCTGGCTGGTGACGCTCCCACAACTAAAGATTCTACACCATCGGAGTCTAACAATTCCGAAGATGAAGATTATCTTAGCCATCTAAAAAACATTGACAGCTAAGGAAAGTAAGTGGAACATTTTGGTCGTACCCCCCAATTCAGGGGGGTGCGCCTATTACCGCGCTATTCTTCCCGCAGAGAAACTGAGTGAGCATTGTTCCGATAGGGTGAATGTTAAAACGGAATTAGACCCATTAGGGGTTACTAAAACTGAAGACAAGCAGCCTATGAATGTAGAAGAAAATGAGCTTCTTAACTGGGCGGATATTGTGATGATTTCCAATATTCCGAATTTTGGTGTCGATTATTTAATGACACTGATTAGCCAGTGTAAAAAATTAAATAAATTAGTTCACTATGATAATGATGATTATCTGATGGGTCTTTATGAAGAGCATCGGATGTATGACGCATATCATGAACATCAAATACCTCAAACGGTGCAGAAAGTATTTCGGGCAGGCGCGGACTTGGTAACAGTAACAACAGATAAGTTAGCAGATAGAATAAGTGGTGATGTTGGAGGTACATTAGCTGTTGTCACTAACGCCATAGATTATAATG